GCCTTTTTTTGCCTACGCCACTTCAACTACCTGGGATCAAAAGGAAAATCAATGCCATATCCAAAAAAACCAACAGCCTTAAAAATATTACAGGGGACGGACCGTGCCGACCGACGCAACAAAAACGAGCCAAAACCTCCCGTTTCCGCACCAAATCCCCCGGAACATCTGTCCGAATACGCAAAAGAAGAGTGGGATAATATCACAAAAATACTTTTACCCCTTGGCCTGCTGACAGAACTGGACAAGGCAGCTTTGTCTGGATATTGTCAAGCCTATGGTCGGTGGCGGTTAGCTGAAGAACAGTTGAATAAAGAATCCCTGGTAATAGAAACACAATCTGGCAATGTAATTCAAAACCCACTGGTGGGTATAGCAAATAAGGCCATGGAGCATATGCGAAAATTCATTTGCATATTTGGATTATCGCCTGCGGACCGGAGCCGGGTGTCGGTTGAAAAGCCCAAAAAAGAAGAGAACCGCTTTGCAAAATTCAAATAGGAGGTCCACTTGAAATTATCAGACCTTACACCGCTGCCCGACAACCCCTGCAAAATCACAGACGCGGCAATCGAAAAATTGAAACAGTCAATCCAGCGTGACGGCAAGTTTATGGAGGCCCGGCCAATTATTGTGGACCCTGATGGGGTGATCCTGGGTGGAAACCAGAGGCACCGGGCTTGCCTTGAGCTTGGCATTGATGAAATACCGGATGAATGGGTGCTGCGGGTGGATTGGACAGAAGGTGAAGCCAGGCGTTTTGCCGTGGTTGATAATGCGCCTCTGGGGATGCCCGGGGAGTTTGATATTGATCTGTTAGACGGGCAGTATGCATCGGAGGAATTGATTGATATGGGTTTTGATGCAGACATTAATGCATTTGATTTTGGCGGCGGGGAAATGCTATAAATGCCGAGCGGTGACAAACCGACAATGAGGATATAGACCAATTCCATACCCCCTAACAAACAAACTAAACGCATATGCCCGGTCAGTCACATCCGGCAAAACCCCGGCCTGTCTCCAGATACGGCAAGCCTGTCAGCGGCATCTTGATGATATCAAAGCGTCAACCAAAAAAGGCAACACCTACCCATATCGATTCGACAAAAACAAATCAGAGCGTATCCTTGATTTTGCTCAAAACATGAAACACGTAAAAGGCAAATGGGCCGGGCAGTATTTCAAGCTGGAGCCGTGGCAGTGTTTTTTTATGGGAGTTCCGTTTGGTTGGGTCAGAAAAGAAAACGGCTTGAGGCGGTTCAGGGAGATATACGGAGCAATTCCAAGGAAAAATTCAAAATCAACTATGGGTGCCATCATCGGCCTGTATATGTTTGCCATGGACGATGAGCAGGGCGCTGAGATTTACAGCGCAGCCACATCAGAAGCCCAGGCGTTTGAAGTTTTTCGTCCGGCCTGGCAGATGACAAAAAAAGCACCGGATTTTAGGGAGTATTTCAATATTAGCCAGGGTGGATCTGACAAGAATCCTGGGAATATATATTCAATGTCTTCAGGTTCCAGGTTTGAAACAGTGATAGGTAAGCCAGGAGACGGAAGTTCGCCGCATGCCTATTTGCTTGATGAGTTTCACGAAGCAAAAACAGAAGAGTCCTACGACACCGGGAAGACCGGAATGGGCGCCAGATCGCAGCCCATGATGGTTGTCATAACTACAGCCGGAACCAACACAGCTTATCCCTGCTATGCCCTTCAGAAGAGATGTGAAAAGGTCTTGTCGGGTGAATTGGTAAATGATGAATTGTTCGCGCTGATTTATACAATAGACAAGGACGATGACTGGACAGCAAAGGAAACCTGGAAGAAAGCAAACCCAAATTACGGCGTGTCAATTTACGCTGATTTCCTGGAATCCCAGAGAAAGACTGCCATTCAAGACCCACGGAAACAGAACATCATCAAGTGTAAGCATTTAAATATGTGGAGCAATGCCGGGGACGCGTGGATGAATATGGTTGAGTGGGGCAAATGCTATGACCCGGATATCAGGGTGGAACAATTTGAAGGCAAGCCGGTTTTCCTGGGACTGGATCTGGCATCAAAGATTGACGTTGCTGCGAAAATATATCTGTTCAAAGAGGATGAAACGTATTATCTGTTTGCAAAATACTACATCCCTGAGGAAAGAACTTTTGATGAAGAACATGCCCATTACGCCGGATGGTGTCATGATGGATACATGGAAGCAACTCCAGGCGCCAGGATAGATATCCACTTAATCCAGGAAAGTATAAAGCAGGATGCCAAAAAATTTGGACTGGCAGGGTCTGAAAACGGAAGCGGCGAGGTGTGTAATGACCCATGGAACGCCCAGCAGCTTATCACCAATCTTATTGATGAAGGTGTGGGTTGCGTCGAAGTGCCGCAAACTGTCACAATGCTTTCTGAGCCGATGAAGGAGATTGAAGCTTTGGTGAAGTCAGGCAAATTCAAGCATGACGGAAACCCTGTCACGACATGGATGGTTGCGAATGTGTGTTGCCGTGTAGATAAGAAAGACAATATATTTCCGTTTAAGGAAGGTAATGAAAACAAAATTGACGGTGCAGTAGCGCTAATCACTGCTATGTCCAGGGCGATGTATACGCATGTGGATGAGAGATCAATATATTTAACCCGTGGGGTGTTATCGTTTTGATAGAACTACCAAAAAAAGGCTTGTTAAGAGTCGATGAAGTAGCAGAATTTTTTTCTGTTAATCCCGTAACAGTCTACCGCTGGATATCCGACGGCCTGATTACAGCCGAAAAATACCGAAAAATTATCCGTGTGCATCGGGAATCAGTTATTGCGTTCCGTAAAAATTCTATCATTGATCCTGAAGAAAAGTTCGCGATGTAAAGCCGTGCAGGCTATTCAAAAAACAATTTCAACGAATAAATTTTTAAAAAAAATCATATCAAGGGCTTTTTTCGTTTCTGCAATATCCTCCAATATCCTCCATTCCATATCAAATAAGCACAAAACGCTGATAATGTAGGCGTATTTAAATCATCAAAAGGCCAGAAAAAGAAATGGCATTTATGAGATTTACATTTTCAGTGTTTTCAAGAATTAAAGCTATTGCTTTGACCCCTATCGACATCAGAGATTTATTATATTTTCTCGGGCTCGGACTTCTTTCTTATGGTGTGTATCTTATTAAGCCGTATCTTGCGTTCATAGTATCAGGCATAATTTTGATGTTAACCGCTTATATGTCAGGCGGTAAATAGTGGGTATTGTATCTAAAATGGCCCGGCCCAAGGCGATATCTCAAGAGATGGAAAGGGTTTTACGGGAAAATTTTTCAGGCGGTTCAACGGCTGCCGGGACATCTGTTTCAAGCGCAACAGCGATGAGGCAGGCAACTGTATATTCTTGTGTCAACGTCCTTTCCAGGGCACTGTCTCAGCTTCCGTGCCACCTCTATACGATAGACGGCAGGAGCAAAGTTAAGGCGTTAAACACAAAAGAGTATAGGCTAATCCACAACCGGCCAAACGACTGGATGACGCCCAGCGAATTCAAATCTATGATAATGAACCATCTTTCCTTGCGTGGGAATTTCTATGCTTATAAAGGTGGAAATGCAGGAAGCGTGACAGAGCTTTTGCCGTTTCACCCGGATAACATGGTTGAGGTTACTCAGGATAAAGACTGGTCAATCAAATACAAGGCCCGTTTCAAAAACGGCGATGAAAAAATCTTTGATTCAAGCCGGATACTCCACATAAAAGGCATGGTTTCAGATGGCTTCACCGGTGTGAATCCCATTCAGTATATCCGTGAATCCATTGGTTTGGGTCTGGCGGCTGAAGAATTTGGTGCAAGGTATTTTGGTTCAGGAACGCATCCCGGAATGATTGTAGAACACCCTGGGAGGCTTGGAGAAGAGGCTTACAACAACCTGAAGGGGTCGCTTGATGATAAATATTCAGGTTTGGGCAAAGCACACCGCCTAATGCTTTTGGAAGAAGGAATGAAGGCTCACAAGATAACCATTGACCCCAAAGACGCACAGTTTCTTGAACTGAGGCAGTACCAGCGGTCAGAGATTGTGGATATCTTTTTTGCCATTCCCCTTTCCCTTATCAATAAATCCGATGCCAACGCCACCTTTGCCAGTGCCGAACAATTCTCAATAAGTTTTGTTGTTTATACGCTTGTTCCGTGGCTGGTATCAATCGAAGAGGCTTTGAATAGGGACATTCTTTCAAGTCAGATGCAGGAAAGTTATTACTATAAATTCGTTACCCAGGGACTTTTGAGGGGGTCTTTCAAGGATCAAATGGATGGGTTTGCAACTGCTATAGATAAAGAATTGATGAATCCAAACGAATGCCGGGAGCTTTTGGAGATGAACCCATATGATGGCGGTGACGAATACCGCACACGAACCAGCACGGTAAAAACAGACACAGGGAAGACAGAAAAATGAAACTATCTTATAGAAACGAAAGAAACGCCCGTTTTATCTCGGAAGTGTACGGGAAACCACTTGAAAAGCCGGACTGGTACAAAATCGAGAACTTGGATGACAACGAAGCCGAGATTCTTATATACGATGTCATCGGCTGGCCGTTCAACGACGCGGAGGGTTTTGTAAGATCTATCGATGATCTCTCTGGCAAAAACCTGACAATCCGTATCAACTCACCCGGCGGTGATGTGTTTGACGCACATGCTATCTTCAACGCGATTAAGGCACACAAAGGGAAAACGGTGACAAGAGTTGAGTCATTGGCGGCTTCTGCTGCGTCGTACATTCTTGTGGCTGGTGGAGAACGGCAGGCATACAAGAACGCCATGGTGATGATTCATGAGCCTTGGACCGGTTTCTGGGGAAATCAATATGAAATGCGCGAAGTCGCTGATATTCTTAAACAAATTAGCGAAAGCATGATTGATATGTACGCTGATAACTCAAACATTGGCAAGCGCGATCTAAAATCCATGTTGAAAGAAGAAACGTGGATGAAAGCATCTGAAGCAAAAGAAAAAGGTTTTGTTGACACCGTTTTTAATGCAGGGGGGCAGGCTGATGCAACTTTTGACTTGTCTATGTTTGCTAAAACACCAGATCAATTTCATGCAGCATCCAAAAAACCAACAAATAGAAATATAGAGCGTGCCCTGCGGGATGCAGGTCTATCTCGAACAGAAGCCAAGGCCATGCTTGCGGGACGCCAGCGGGGCGACGGCGATAGTGAAGAACGGCTGAAAAGCCTTGAAGCGCAGATCGCTGCGCAGGCAACCCTATTAAAGTTTAAAGGAAATTGATTATGACCACTGAATTGAAAGACACAATTGAGGCAATCGGAAAAGCGTTTGAAGAGTTCAAGGCCGAAAATGACAACCGGCTGAAAGAACTGGATGCCAACAAAAACGACCCGCTTCTGGCTGAAAAGATCGAAAAGATCAATGCCGAGATGACCGACTTGAAAAACTTGAAAACCGAAATGGAAGCCCTGGAAAAAGCCGTTGGCCGGATTGGTGCCCCAGACGGCGGCGGGTCCACGAACGATGGTGTGAAGACTGAACACGCTAAAGCTTTTGACGCATGGTTTAGGAAAGGTGGGGATGACCGGTTGGAGGCTGTGAAAAAGCTTCAGGTTGAGGCTGGGCTTTCTACGCTATCTGATCCGGATGGGGGCTATATCGTTGCACCACCGGAATTTGATAAGGCCATTGAGAGGGTGGCTGGCACAATTTCTGTTATGCGGCAGCTTGCCACGGTCCGGACAATCGGAGTGAACGAATATAAAAAGATCGTCAATACCGGCGGGACATCTTCGGGATGGGTAGCTGAAAAAGAAACACGTTCAGAAACCGACACGCCGACGCTGAAACAGATCACCATCAACATGAAAGAACTTTACGCAGAACCAGGCGCAACTCAACTGGCCCTGGATGATACTTTCATGGACCTGGCATCATGGCTGGCTGATGAAGTCTCTGTTGAGTTCAACGAGGAAGAGGGCGAAGCATTTATCACCGGTGACGGCGTTGCAAGCCCCAGAGGTATTGCCGGGTATGACTTTGTGGCAAACACTTCTTACACATGGGGTAATGTCGGGTATGTCGCAGGCGGACATGCAAGCGCTCTTAACAACGCGGATAAGCTGATCGCTCTTCAACACGCCTTGAAATCTACATACCGGAACGGCGCTACGTTCCTGATGAATGACTCTACATGCGAGACCATTCGGAAACTGAAAGATGGCGAGGGGAACTATATTTGGCGGCCCGGCCTCATGGAAAACGTACCTGACACCCTTTTGGCGAAACCTGTTGCATATGATGACAATGTGGCTGATATCGGTGCGGGCGAATACCCGCTGTTCTTCGGGAATTTCAAACGGGCATATCTGATTCTTGATCGGATGGGGGTCAGAATATTACGAGATCCGTTTACGTCCAAGGGAAATGTGCTGTTCTATACAACTAAAAGAGTTGGGGGCGGCTTAATTTTACACGAGGCAGTAAAAGCCCTCAAGATTGCCACCAGTTAATGTTTTGGCTTGATATTTTGAGACATCTATGATATCTTACTTAGACATAAAAACAGGCAGGGAGAGCGCGGTAACGCTATCCCTGCCCTCACCACAACCTTACCTGATAGGAGGTGCGATCATGGCTAAGTCTGTTGTATCAAAACGTTCTGGTTCAAGTCAAGTCAAAAAAGTGTGCCCGGTTTGCGGAACAACTTTTTGGGTCAAGCCATCTCATGCGGAAAAAAGGAAAACATGTAGCCGAAAGTGCATGGGTTTGTCTCAAATAAAAAAGGTGACCCTGCCATGTAGTTTTTGTGGCAAGGATGTTGAAAGGTGCCCATCACAACTTAAGCAATACCGGCAATATAAATCAAAAAATGTTTTTTGCAATAAGTCATGTATGACCAAATACCATACTGGCGACGGAAACCCAAACAGGCGAAAAGAAAACGAGGTTGAATTGAAGTGCCAATGTTGCGGGCAAACTTTTTACAGGCCGCAGTGGTTGTCCTTCAATCCAGGCACAAAAAAGCCCATTAAGTTTTGCAGCCGCGAGTGCTACAGGCAACACCGCCTTAAAGAGTCAGGCGCAATGTTTAGTTGTGACGTTGAGGTAGTTTGTGCGTGGTGCGGAAAACTTAAAAAAGTGACCAGCCACAATTACCGGAAGCAAAAATCCTTTTTTTGTGACGCTTTGTGCCAAGGTGAATACCAATCAGTTTTCTTTTCTGGAAAAAGCGCTCATGGGTATAAAGGCGGGTTTGCTCTTAACGACAGGCCGTCTTACAAGCACTACAGCGGACAGATCGATTTCAAAGTTGAAACAAGAATGTCCATCGATGGTCTTTTTTTAGAAGTCAAGTGTTCGTATTGTGGAAAGTGGTTTGAGCCAACAAGGAAATATCTTTTTGCTGTCATGAACCGGTTTAGATACAATTCCGGAGACTTGAATTTCTATTGCTCGGCCGGATGCAAAAAAGCGTGTCCTGTTTTTTGGCAACGGAAATACCCCAAAGGCTTCAAGCGCGCATCGTCCCGCGAAGTATCCCCGGATCTTCGTCAAATGTGCCTTGAGCGCGACGGCTGGGAATGTCAGCGGTGCGGAAAAACAGAACCGCCCCTACATTGCCACCACATTGACGGCGCTGTGCAGAACAAAATTATCAGCAACGACCTTGAAAACGTGATCACCTTGTGTAAGGCGTGTCACAAAGAGGTCCACAAACAAGACGGTTGCCGATACCATGAATTGCAGTGCAAGGAAAAGGAATCGTGTGCCGCATGACATTGAATCAGGGGCCATGCCCTTTAACCGATAAAGAAACAAATTTTAACTCACAAAATAAAGGAATATACCAATGAAAGACCTTTACAATAACATCGAGGTTGAATCAATTCTCGATCCAATTGCCTTTGATACCACGGCGACATACACGGACATAGACCTTCAAGGGTTCAATTCTGCTTGTCTGCTGGTCCATGTGGGACTTGATGCCAGCATGGACGCATCAAACAAAATTGTTTTCACTCTGAAGGACTCGGCTGACGGCACCACTTATGCCAACGTGGAAACCGACGATATGATAGACCTTACCGTTACCTCCGGTGCCGTCTTAACAATCGACGCCGCAACTGAAGACAACACCCTGTATAAACTGGGGTACGTCGGCGGGAAGCGTTATCTGGAACTTGTTGCAACCGTGACCGGCACCGTTGATCCGCCCATGTCCATCGTTCTTGTAAAAGGACACCCCGAACTGGCATCCGTTTAAATCGGGTCTTAATTGACTACTCGGGTAACAACCGATAAAGGAAAAAGATTATGGCAGATACAACGTATCAACCAAAAACATATCGTTCAGACGGCGGAGACAAGCACGTCATCGCTGATGGCGGTGAATTAGATGTTGAGTCTGGGGGTGCACTAAAACTCTCTGGGGCACAGGTAACAGCAACTGCAGATGAGATAAACAAAGCCGCCGATGTCTCTATTCGGGTTCAAGAACTGACGGAAACAGGAGATGTCACGGCGGGCACCCAGTCTGTTGAACTCAACCATGACACCACTGTTATAGAGGCAACAATTGCTGACGCATCAAACCACCAGGGGTTGTTTGTCGTGAAAGATACCAGTTCAACAGGTACTGCCGCCCATACCTTAACTCTGACCGCCGGGACTTTTGACGGCACGAATGACATTGCAACTCTCAATGCACCCGGGAAAGCCCTGGTGGTATATTTTGATTCGGCAGGCGATGGTGTGATTCTCGAAAACATCGACACCGTTTCACTTTCATCTTCATAATATCTTGGGGGCTTTGGCCCCCTTAACCCAAAAAAAAGCAAAGGGTTAATTATGGCAATTTCATCAATAGGCGCAATGAATAATCGATTCATTGGCCTTTCCATAGACACAAAACCAACCAGCGATGTTGCCACTGGCGCAACCTTCCTCGAATACGATACCGGCTGCCTGTTCTCCTATACCGGGTCAAACTGGTTTCTGAAAACCAACCCGGATCACCTGTTTTCCGTAACAACCGCTGATCTCAACCAGGCTGCTGGGGACTATGATCTTTTCACAGCCCCATCATCTTCAGTTCAAATTCTTGAGTTTGGCCTGATCATTCCTGATGACCTTACCGGGGACGCTGCCGGGTCTCTGACCGCAATCAGCGTACAGTCCACGGACACATCACCGGTTGAATTTATCAGCGCGACCCAGGGCGCAAAGGCCAACCTTACCGCTGACAAGCATCTGCTTTACACAAGTGCCGAAGTTGTAGCCGGAACCAAAAAGATCCAGATTGCCATTGTAGGTGGTGCGACCTTGCCGCCCAGGTATGCAATCTGTGGATTAAATATCAAGAGGCCGTAAGCTGATGAACGATCTTTACGTCAGAATACCGCCCGGAGTTGTACCTGATGTAGACAGCACGGATAATACCTATATCCGGGATGTGATAGGTAACAAGCCCGACAAGAGCTTTTACCCGGATGTGACATGATGTATCCAAAATTAACCATAGTTGACACAGGGCCAACGGCAGAACCGATCACGTTAATCGACGCAAAAGAACAGCTCCGAATTGACCACAGCGATCATGATATTATGATCAATGGATTAATCCAGGCAGCAAGGGAACAGGTAGAGGCCATGTGTGGCAGGGCCATTATTCAGCAGACCCGAATCGCCTATTTCGATCAGTGGCCGGATAAGGTCTTTAATCTGCTTTACCCGGAAATTCAGTCGATTGCGCATATAAAATACACCAACTCTGCCGGTACACAGACGGAATACAGTAGCGACAATTATTCACTCGATCCCGGGTCGGAGCCCGGGCGTGTTGTTTTAGGGCATAACAAGACCTGGCCGTCGGCAACCTTGAACAACGAGGACTACCCCATCGAGATCAAGTATATCTGCGGGTATGCGCCGGATGATTCCGGAGAGTCAACCAACTACACTGCAAACGTGCCAGAGCGAATTAAGCTGGTATTAAAAATGCTGGTTGAGTCTATGTATGGCGGGATGCATGAGGGATACGCAAAATATCGAGATGACGCCATACACAATATGCTCACTCAATACCGGGTCTGGAGGAAATAATGGTAATTTCTGCCAGGCTTGATCAAAAAATAGCAATACAGGCGTTGACTGTAACGGAAGACGGTATGGGCGCATCAATTGAATCTTACTCTGATGTTGCCGGGTCGCCTAAATGGGCTCAGTACATCCCGCTAAAAGGCCTGGAACGAATCGAAGCGAGTCGGGTGTCAGAAAAAGAACAGTTTAAGTTGAAAGTTCGGCGGTGGGGCAGTATGACGAGAAAACACCGGGTGGTCTATGGCGGGACAAATTATGACATAATCGACATTGAAGACGGCAAGCGGGATCAGTATATGGTGCTTTTATGCCGGGAGGCGGTGTAATGACAGCAGAGGTTAGTTTTGATTTTAAAAAGCTGGATAATCTTTTATCGGACCACATCAACGAAAACGCAGAAGAGATAGCCCGGCAAATTGCATCGGATGCCAGGGCCAGTGTCAACGTCGTCACCGGGAATCTGAAAAAATCAATCAAGGCAAAAAAATCTAAGTTTGAGGACGGCGGCTGGAGTGTGCAGGCTACAGCGCCGCACGCTGGAATTGTAGAATATGGACACGGCGGACCGAGACCGGCACCGGCTCATCCGTTTTTGAGACCTGCACTTGATAAGAATATTTCGGCAGCACGAGCCGCGTTCGGAGCGAAGTAAATGCAACAACTCTTAACATCAATATATGCCGCATATAATAGCGATACCGACTTAAAAGCCGCGCTACCAGGCGGGATGTATCTTGAGTTGGCACCTCAGGCGTCAACGATGACGTATGGAGTTTATCAGGTAATTACCGGGCGACCGGATTATATGTTGGCCGGTGAATACTATGAAATTCTACTGGTACAGTTTGACATTTACGCGGCTACTAATTCCTTAAGGCTGGCGGCTTATGATAAATTGCTGGCAGTGTATGATGACGCGAGGTTAACGGCAACGGGATATACTCCGGTAGTAATGGAGCGGGTTAACCAGCAAATGGTCAGAGATGGAGCACAAAATGAGATTTTTCGTGCGATTGTTGAGTATAGCGCAACTTGGAAAAAAACATGAATCCATGCGGATTTAACACTGCGGCAAAGGGAGCAAAAATGATAACAGATAAGATAAGCGTGATTATACCGGTTGTCCGGCCAGAATCAGCAGATAGGTGTATTGAATCCGTCAAGAAAAACCTTCCTGGTGCGGAGATCGTTTCGGCAGTTGATGTGGATAGAATCGGTTGCCCGAGAATGGTAAACCTTCTCACAAAAGAAGCAACCCGGGAATGGATCATATTTTTAGGGGACGATACAGAGCTTGTTGACGGTTTTGACATCGCGCTTGAGGTGGCAGTTGATAAACTCGAACAGGGATGGGGCGTTGTTGGTCTTAACACCGAGCCAGGAAACCCGAAAGCGCACTGGATGGCGCACAAAAAGATGCTTGATATCCTGCCAGACGGTGTGTTTTTCCCGGAAGAATATCAGCATTGCTGGTGCGATGATGAGCTTTTCGATGTTGCGTCTGAAAATGATTTGTGGGTGTTTGCCGAAGATGCGATTGTAAAGCATTACCACCCCGTAAATCATGGGCCAGTAGACAACTTTTACGTTGTAAGCTATTCAGATGAGAGATGTATTCATGACAAACGAACATACTATCAGCGGAAAAGAGCGCGAAAAAATGGCGGGGTAGCAATCGGTTTTCCGTTGGTTGATGACCGGGTGCCGGTGCAGTTTTTCACCTCGTATGCTTGTATGGACAAACCTGATCAGTACACTTTGCTTGTCCCTCAGTTTCCACACGGGCCATGGACAGGATCTCTTGCCGATGCTCGGAACAGCCTTGTACAACAAGCTCTTGATGAGGGGTGCAGTCACCTTTTGATGCTCGACACAGATCAGGTTTACCCGGCAGATACTCTGACAAAGCTTTTGTCGCACAAAGAAGATGTTTGCGGGGTACGGGTTCACCGCCGTTGGATGCCATTTGACCCGATTTTTTTGAGAGGGAAGATTGGAAAATATCAATCGGTTTCTGAGGATGAAATGTATTCCGGTGATCTTATCCCGGTAGATGCGACTGGTACCGGGTGTCTGCTATTCGATATGGATGTTTTCTTGAAAGTCAACCCACCATGGTTTGAGTTCGGGTCAAGTAACGGTAAACCGGTGGGAGAGGATATAAATTTTTGTTCGAAAGCAAGGCAAGCCGGGGTTGAGATATTTGTTGATACGAGTATCGAAGTAGGCCATTTGGCAACGATGCAGGTCAACAAATCGCTGCATCAAATATGCAAAAAAATGACAGCGAATATGTCTTAATGACATTATTTTTTAATTGTAAAATAGGAGAATCAAAATGGCTGTAATAGGAAAAGATGGCAAAGTCAGTCTTGGGTCAGATGCCATCGTCGGCATGGGTGCATGGTCGCTTGACGGTATCCAGGTTGAAGAGTTTGACGCATCTGCCTTTGGTGACACATGGAAACAGTTTGAGTATGGCATGAAAGATGGCGGGTCAATATCTTTCAACGGGCATTATGAACCCACGGATGTAACAGGGCAGCAGGCGCTACAGCAGGCTAATCTTTACAATTCAGATTTGAGTAATCTTCGGCTTTATGTTGACAACACGAGCTATTGGGAACCCTGCCAGACTACTGGGTATTTTAGCCCAAATCTGACAACCGGGGCGCCCACGAAACTATCCTCTGTGACAATCACAGCGTTTAACGTCGGAATGGACAAATCTGGCCTTGGTACGATTAATTTTACAGGCAAAGTATCAGGCGTAATGGTGCTTGTCTAAATAATTTGGCCGGGGCAGCCATGGCGATCCGGTGACTGTTCCCCACCGGACCCGGCCTTATTTTTTATCATGGGAGCGGGAGTGAATATTTATGACAACAGTTTTTTCGACAAAAGACCCGAACCCGGGCGTGTGGTTTAAATTTGATAAGAACGATCCAGAGTCTGGCGAGATCAGGATCAGGGCGGTCAACCAGGCAAAACGATCTGAGATTCAAAAAAAATGCGTAAAAAAAAAGGTTGAGTACAAACATGGTCAACGTTTTGAATACACAGACACCAAAGACGATCTGTTTTCTGAAATGTTGTGGGAATACTCTATCGCAGAATGGAGCGGGCTTGTAGATGATGACGGCAAAGAACTTGTTTGTGATACAGAAACAAAAGTTTTCCTTATGCAAAATAACGTTGGTTTTGCAAGGTTTGTATCGGATTGCCTTGATAAGCTCAATGAAGATGAGGAGAACAGAATCGCCCGTGTAAAAAAAACCTCATTGACAGGATCACCCGGCTCAAAGAAAAGCCCGACTGCGAGCGATGTAAAAAGTTAAAAGGTGATAAGTTTGATTACATGGATTGCAAGAAATGTCTCCCTGAAATATTGACGGAAAATGAAGATGCGGAAAAGATATATCTTGCAGTCCAGGATCAACTTATTGTGGGGATGTGTGGCGCTGTAGCGTTAAATCAATTAGCTATCCATGCGGCCATGGATCTTTTTGATGTAGAATATAGGCAAGATTGTTTTGAAAAAGTTGTGATGTTGGGTCGGCATTTTATAAGTCAGCAGAAAAACGAGAGAAGGAAATGATATGGCCACGAACATAGGGGGGATTTATGTTGAAGTCCGGGCAGATAAGACACAATTTCAACAAGACATGACATCTGTCCGTTCTTCCGCTACAAAAGCCGGTGCAGACATCGGGAAAGCTCTCGGTGACGGCATCACAGGAACACGTGCAAAACGCGGGATATCTGATATCAACACTGGTTTGATGCAGCTCTCCAACTCGGCCAAAACCACAGATTCTCAATTCAAAACATCTGCAAAGGCAATTTCAGACGGACTATCTGATGTAGCCCGACAGGTGGGGATGACAGAAAAAGAGTTTGCCGGTTTAAACGAAAAAATGCTCAGAAACCAGGCGTACAAGCAAGCCGAAGGTTCTCTCCGGAACATATCTCGATCAGCTGGACTATCTGCAAAAGAAACAAAAAACATGGCTATTCAGATGGGCTATTCCGCAAAAGAAGCGGAAAAGATGACCAGTGCCATTCATCGGTCGCAAGAAAAAATTAGCCTTTTGACAGGCGCCATGACGAAGTTAAACACAGCTATGGGTCTTGTGGCTGGCGCCGCTGGCATGGGGTATGTGATAAATCAAACCCTTGAGTCAACATATAAGATGGAGAGGAACGCCAATATGGCGGGAATCTCAACAAAAGCGTATCAAGAACTATCCTACGCGGCAAAGCAACACGGGATAACACAGGACGCCATAACCGACGGCATAAAAGAAATGACGCTGAGGTTTGAAGAGTTCGCAAAAACAGGTGCTGGCCCTGGCAAAGAAGCAATTGAAAGACTCGGATTCAAGCAAAAAGATTTAAATGCGCTACTGAATGACACTCCTGGACTATTACAAGAAGTTGTAAAGCGAATGGAAGGATTAGGTCAAGCGGCAAAGTTGCGGATTGCCGATGAAATTTTCGGGGGCCAGGGCGGCGAACAATTCACATCGCTTATAAATGCAGGTGCTGATTCGCTTGAGATTATGACGAAAAAGGCGCATGAGCTTGGTCTTGTCATGGATGCCGACCTTATCAAGCAATCTAAAGAAGCAAA